CGTAAGCATAGGCCCATCGGTTGCCATCCATATCGAAGTTTGTCCAATCACCACCAATAAACTGCCTACGATAGCGCTCATCCATACGTGACCAAACTTTACGCTGCTCCTCGGTTACGAATGCGTTATCATCCGGCATGGCTAACTGATAGTAAAACTCTGTCCCTAACTCGCCTTTTAAATACGGGATATGTATCTCATCTTTAATCCACGTTTGAGTCGGGTTGAATGTTGCTAATATCAAAGGTGTGGGCATCTTGTCAATGTACCAGGAGCCAACGCGTGAGCTGCCAATATTCCATAATTTCTTGCTCAGTTCCTCAATTTGCTCAAAGTATATTCCGTTTGTTTCAAGTCCTAAGAAAGCATTCAACTCCGGGTCATGGCTTATATTCTCAGCCATAAAGAATATCTTAGCTTTGGTTTTCGTGTTCTCAACAAAGTAGTTTGACTTATCGCGGCTCCATCGATAGTGAGGCATCCCATCGATTATCTTCTCAAAGGTTGGTATGATGGTCTTAACTAACTTTGGGAAATCGGAACGGATAACGTGCCACTTTGAATTTGGATACATCGTTGCCAGTCTTAGGCAAATGGTAGCGCAAATAAATGATTTACCGCCACGAATAGCACCTCCATACAATAGGTTTCGCTTCTCGGTTACTCCTTGTGCGGCCGCCATCGCCTGCACGTAAAATTCGTATTGTTTTGGGTTGGCTTGTAAGTCAACTATCACAGTTCAATAATTAGCCCATCAGGTGTGGTTATCTTCGATGGTGGGCGCGTGTCGGTTATGGTGGTGTTAAGTTGAGATGGTGCATTCCAACCATTTAAATCGGCCATTGTTTTTGAAGCGGTTATTCTATCGGCAGTTTTTTCTAAGTCAGATTGAATAATTTTTGTTAAAATCTCCATTGTTTCGTTTTTGCTCAAAATAGCCTCTTTTAAGCGTTCCTTTTCTGCTTCGGTACTTTGCTTCAATAACTCTTTTTCAATCTCTTGGCTGCGAAGTTTATACTGTTCTTGGGCTACTTTCCAATGTCTATCAAATGTTCTGTTACTTAATTGCCACTTTTTGCCGACTTTTGCCAACGCTTTGCCACGTTCTGTTCCTTTTTCAAGTTCTATAAGCAAATCAGATATTATATTTTGCTTGGCTGCTTTCATACCACAAAGATAAGTATTATTTTAATAAGTTAAGTATTAGCATCTGAAACTCCTCAAGTGAACGAATGATATGATACTGGAAACCTTGACTTTTGACCAATGCTTCCCACTCTTTTTGCCCAATTGATTGCGAACCATCAGATGTTTTAAACTCAATCATTATTGCATTTGATTGGTAGTAAAGCACCATATCACTTCGCCCTGCAATTAAACCTTTAGCCTTGTTTCTTGCACCATCTATCTTGTTCTTACTATTGTTTAGGTTATAGCACAATAAGCCACGCAAATGTGGATAGGTGTTGTGAAACCAAACGTAACAATCACTTTGTATTTTATCCTCCGACTGCTTCTTTTCTTTTTGCATTTAACAAAGTTACAATAAAATCTTGATGCCACCTATTATTTTGCTTTTCATATTTTTTGCACCAAACAGATAACTGCTCACCTGCCATCTTAACTGAATGCTCATGCGTTGTTATTGGCGAATGTTTTAACTCATATTGAATGATGTGGTCGCAAATTTTGTGCAATACTCCGTATGGATTCCAACTACGCTCCTCCGCTAATTGAAATAAGTGTTGTGTTGGAATATTAATTGGTTTTTCTCTTGTTAATTTTACAAGTTGTTTTATTTGTTCTTCTGCTGCTTGGTTTGCTCTTTCCTCTTCAAAATCGTGACCACAACTTTCGCACTTTACTTTTCTTGTATGCTGAAGATGGCCGCAATTTGGACACTCCTTAACTGGTGACATCCCTGCACTTTTATTTTCTTTTTTAGTTCCATTTTTAAAATATGTTTGCCAATCAAAAAAGTCGGTATATTGACCATGCCTTGCAGTATTTTTTCCCAAATCAATAACAGTAAAGTTGCTTTTTTTTTCGCTTAATCTTGATCCTCTACCAATCATTTGCAAGTATAGCGATAAAGACTTTGTTGCTCTGTTAAGTATTATCGTTTCAATTGTTGGCTCATCAAATCCAGCAGTCAACACACCAACATTGCAAATTATTGCATCAGGTTCTTCCTTAAATTTTTGCAGGATTTCAGCACGTTCTTTTTTTTCAGTTTCACCGGTTATACTATAAACATTTAATCCCTCAAGTAATAAAGAAGTATAAACTGCATCGTTATGTTTTAAATTTACATTGAATATTAGCGTTTTTTTACCTGCTGATAATTTCCAATAGCTTTCAATGACATTGTTAACCATTTTTTCGCTGCTATAAAATTCTTCCATTTGCTTTTCATCAAACTCACCTCCTTTAATTTTGAATTTTTGTGCTGCTACTAAATCAGATGCAAATCCGTACGCATCACAATCAAGTAAATGATTGTTATCAATTAAATCAGTAATGGTAACAGGCTGCAATAATTCAGCATAATAGTTTGCCAATGGGTATTCGTTAATAGGTGTTGCGGTTACTCCTAACACTTTGCAATGTGGTTGCTCAAAGAATGGCATTTTTTTAAAGTTACCGATGTGGCACTCATCAATAATTACCAATCCAAATTTAGGCAATATCTTTATTCTTTTGTTTACTGTTTCCACCATGCCAACATAATAAGCATAGTCACCGGGTATTGATTTAATACCTGCTTCAATCAAGAAACAACGCTCTCCCAAACTATTTTTTGCTTGTTGTAGTAATTCATTACGATGCACTAAAATTAACACACTTGTAATATTTTCTGCGTAATGCCTTTTAGCGACTTCGCAAAAGGTAAAAGTTTTGCCTGATCCAGTTGGCATTTGTAGCGCAACATTCTTATTTTGATTGCCCTCAATTAATGTTATTGCTTTTTTTTGGTATTCTCTTAACATAGTATTATTGTATAAATTCTGTTTGTTGAATTTCCATTTCTAACTATTTTTGATGTATATTTTTGTTTTAAAATCATACCAAGCATTTTTTTAGTTATACTTGGATATTTTTCCTTAATTTTATCATATATTTCAGTATTTGTAACTGACATATTGTTAAAATATTTTGATACTTCTAATAAAATTAATTCCGTTTTTTTATCAAAAGAAACATTTTCACTTTTATCCATTAAACTTAATACTCTTCTCATAGCATCTAAATCTAAATTTTTACCAACTATGTATTGCCAAAAAAAATTATTTAATGTTGCAATCTTTTCACTTTCATAATTTTTTATAGTTGCTATATCAACATCTGTTAAATTAAAAAACTCACCACTCATTCTCTTTTCCGCAAATTGTGTATGTAGTTTTTTTTCTAAATACCTTGCGTGGTCTGTTTCAATTACACTTATTATTTCACATCCAGTTGGACTATAAGTTTTAAATTGTATAAACCTATCATTAACTGAATCTGTTTCACTCATTCCAATTTTATAAAATGTAGTGCCACTTTGTTTGAATACATAAACGAATCCTTTCATATTTTTTATTTTTTAGTTTCACAAATATACACATTTACATTTAATATCCAAAACAAATGTGTTATTTATTCTGTAACAACATCTGTAATTTTATGCTTTCCTACTCTATCAATGCTTTTGGATATTATTATTACAGATTACAGAATTACAGATATATTTAATGTTTACTACACTATACACACACACACGCACACACGCACACATTATTTTATATGGAGTATAGAAAAAACATAAAATGTGTGTAATCTGTAACATTTAAAAAGTATCTAATTGATTGTCAATAGTATAACTTGTTACACTTCCTTTGATTTTTATCTCATAAGCACGAATGGTCTTTGAACCAGTCCTCATAACTTGCTGAAAATACCCACATTTTTTTAATGCTTGCCCCATTCGTTTGGTGTTAGTTTTGAAAGTTGGATGTAATTTTTGCAATTCAAGGATGACATCTGTGTTTGTCATTTTGCTTAATGGGTCATTTTGGATATGCCTATTTATTAATTCGACCTCACTCATTACCTCAATATTCTTTTCGTTGGCTTTGTTCAAATATTCGATTTCTCTTTTTGTAAGAAACCAAGCCTCTTTGTCTGCTTTCCATTCATTGTATAGTTCGATAAATAGTTTGTCCTTATCAATAGCCATGTAAGCTTCAAAGTCAAAGCTAATTAAATTTATGGGTATAATGCGCCTGTTACCAGTTGGGTCATTAATTACTTCAGCATCATTTGATGTGCCTCCTAAAACTGCCAATCGCATCAGGTCTTCAGATACTCTGCCATAGGGCATACGAATAGAAAATGTTTGTTGACTGCTCATACGTTTTAACTTTGTGGCATCTTTTTTTGACTTTCCTCCAAACTCATCATCCACAATTAGCCATTTTTTAGTCATCAATATTTCGGAATCTTTACCCTCATCAAGATTTGATTCAGCATAAAATTTACGCAATTTTTTTGGCAATAAGTTTCTGTAAAATTCAGTTTTTTTAATTCCCTGTTCTCCAGTAATTACTAAAATCATTAGCGAATAAGTGCCATAGGCTGAACCAATAAGACCTAATAACCATTTCTTAAGGTATGTATCTAAATAGTCATCAAATGTATAAACACCATCGTTTTCGTATATTAGTTGCTCAATTTCAAAGCACTTTTTTAGCTTGTCAAATTCATTATCAGTTGTCAAATGTGAATTATGCTCAAACCAATTTTTAATGGGGTTGTATGATTTGCTATTGTCTTTATTTTGAATCAACGTAAACACTTTGTCTTTTGAAATACCATCATCAATTTTCTGCCAAACTTTAGTGTAAAAATTTGCCAAAATTCGGTCGGTCATTTCCTCACCATTAAACTCAAAGTTGCGTGTAATTTCGTTAAATTTTACATCGTTCATTTTGATTAACTCAATAATTTCATCAATCTCTGTGTTTTCTTTTTTTAGTTGAGGTTTAAGAAATTCATCAGCATCAGTAATATTTAATTTTTTTAGGTCTTCTTTTGGATTGTCTGAAAGTTTTACAATGCTTTTTATTTTTTCAGTTCTTTCAGATGTTGTGCTAATACCTGCTTGCTTAAAAATATAGTAAACAGATGCAATGCTAACACCAGTTTCACTTCTTTGCAAAGCTACGTTGTAGTCTCTTTCTGCTTGCCGGTGCAAATACTTTGGCGATGATTGGCATAAAGAATGAAAATAGTTGCGACCACTTTCGCTAAATTCTTTAGTAAGCGCAAATGCCAATCGAATATAGTCTTCATAGTTATCGAACAAATTCATTGGTGCTGCCTTTGCTACCATCTCATCAAAATCAGTTTTAACAACAACTGGCTTTGGCTTTGGTTTATCTTTTTTCTTAAGGTAGGTCTTAAATGATTTTGCTTTTTTGTTTATGTAAATATCAGGATCATAAGAAACAAAACGCAATCTGCTTGTGTCCTTGCACGATTTATCCAGCACAATTGAAAACTGTACCATAAAGTAATTTTCAAGGGAAAGAAACGCATCTAAATGCCTTGTTCCATCAATGCGAATAAAAACTGCATAGCCATTACCGGAAAGTGAACGATGTACGGAGTAAACGTATTCGTTGCGTTTTATTCTCTCAATGTCAACTTCAGCAATCTGGTCTTTTGCATCAATATCAAGACAAATGAAACCACTATGCTCAAGCAATTTATTAGCTGCTCTTTGCTTAAAACTACCTGAAGCAGTAACGCAAGTAGTTGATTCTTTTTCTGTGCGCCCGGCACGAAAGTTAAGCACCTCATCTTGCCACCGACCATTTTTAATTCCATCAAAATACTCATCCACCTCAATACTGGCATCTGATTGATTACTCTTTGCACTCTTAAATAATGATATCATTTTATATAAATTAAAGAAACCCCTAACAAAGTACGCCACCCGCCAAGGGGCAATACGATGATAGGGGCTATGTTAAAAATGTCTTTCAATGTGGCGGGTTATTTCGTTTGCAAATATAAGTAATAATTACTTTATCTGCAAATTACGATGTGTTTCAATCCTGCATCCAGCAATATCAACACCATCCTTAATTGCTGCCTTAATTGCAGCCTTATCTGCTTGTTCAGTTACCTTAACCACCTTGAATGCAGCAGGTAATTGGTTGACATCATCCACTTCAACCGATTCCGATTTGCGAAAGTTAATCTTAACCAATGGTGTTTTGATTTCTTCAATGCTAAAGGTGTCCATAGCGTGTTTTATGCGCTCTTTTAGATACTCCGATGCCTTTTCACGTTGTTTCTTTAATGCTTGTAATCGTTTAATTTCAGCATCAATGATGTCAATGTCAGCATCCATCTGCTTAATGACAAACGAATACGCAACTGATTTGTTTTGCAACTGTTCTTCGGTGATGGCTAACGCTTCCTCAAGAGAGGGGGTTAACTCGCCCCCATTCTCCATAAGTTCTTCAGCTAATTGGTTATAGCTTTGTTCGATTTGATAGATTGTTAACTTCATTATGCTTCGGTTTTAGGTGTTAATTTGATTTTCATATCATCTTTGGCAGCTAATACACGCAAATCAGTTTTTTGATTTAAAGTTAACTTCTTCCATACCGCTTTGATTTCATCTAACGATACACAAACTTGAATGTCATTGATAATCTCATCAATAGTTGTGTCAACCTCAATGTGTGTAGCTTCTTCAGTAGTTACTACTTGCATCTCTTCTGGAACGTATACTGGTCCGCTGAAGATATCTGGGCAATACCATTTCACACCATTACTGATAGCCCTTGCAAATAGCATATTTTTAGGGAATTTATCAATATTTTTAGTAAGTGCTTTCTTTGCATCCTCAATTGTGAATGTGCTATTACCAATTTTAGTGTTACCTTGATAGAAATCAATGCTGCAAACCTTTTCAGATGCCTCAACCACTCTGTAATCATACTTGCCACTACCTTTTAGTCTTGATGCAATTAAGCCGGCGCCAATGGTTGGTTTACCTTGTATGATGTGTATGCCAGTCATAGCAGCGAATGGAGGAATACCGATTTCTTGCCCTGCTTGAATTTTGACTATTGCTTGTGCTGCACTTTTGGTGTCTGCAAACATTCCGCTCTCTGCGAATGCTTTTGCCAAGTTCATTAATTCTGATATTGGCAACTGTTGTACTACTGATACTTGTGTGTTCATTGTTAGTTTTTATGGGTTATTAAAATGGTACTTCTTGATTATTATTTGGTGCTGATTCAGTAAATGGGTTTGAGTCAATCTTCCAACAAGCAATGGTATTAAACACCTTAACTTCTCCTTGCGGACTTGTCCACTCTCTGCCACGAATGTTGATGTAAGCCTCAATGTCTTGACCAACTGATAATGAATCTGCTAATGAGCAGGATTTCTGTTGCAATTCAATTGATACTATTTGCGGATACTGGTCTGTTGTGGTGAGGATAAGTTCCCTCTTTGAGAACTTACCATCACTAACTGATACTGTTGCGCCTATGCGCTTAATTGTGCCTTTGATTGTCATAATTGTTTATTGTTTATTTGTGTTTGTAAAAAAATTCTGTTAATACCATTGATAGAAATGCATTGTGAGGTATAAAGTCTTGTCCGCTTAAATCCATTTCGTTAAATCCAGCAGAAATAAGCGCATCGCATTTCTTTAATATGTCGGCTGCATCCTTTTCTTCAAATGAGGCTGCTATTCTGCCATCATTCCAAAAGTAGAAGTGTTGGGAATCTGATTCGTGTTCAATTTTTTGATTCTGTTGCTCGTTTAACCAAGTTGTAACTGTGGTAATTGTTTTTGTGATGTAAAGTGTGTTCATTGTTGTTTTGTTTTTAGTGTTAGTTTATAAATGGGGGTTGTTAGCCCCCCTTGTTTTGTTATTTAGCTTTTTTTATTTTTTTTGCTATTTGCTTTCCAAAATTTCTTAATTCTTCATATTTCCAACCTGCCTCTGCTAATTCTTTTTTTTCAGTTTCAAGTTTAAACATACTTTCAAATTCTGCGCTGTTTAAAATGTCATTTAAGTTTTTCATTTTGTGTGTTTTTAGTTGTTGTTATTATTTGATGGGACAAATGTAGTTATATTATTTATACCTACAAATTTATTTCACGTTTATATTATTATTTTAACAAAATTTAACACAATGTTTCCAAATCTGATAATGATGCGGCTTCCATTTTCCGACCCGATCCGTTAACAGATTCTTGATAGACATTGGTGTGCAGTCGAATTTCTCTGCTATTTGAGAGAATGATCCTTTGTGAAAGCCAGGTCGGTTTAGTTCTTTTAATCGTTCAAATTGGGTTAAGAGTTGTGATGTTGTTGGTTTTTTCATACTTCTGACATTATTAATAACTGATTTGTATTCGTTTTCCTTGCCACCTTATAAGCAGCGTGTAGTTTGGCCCTTATCTTATCCCTATAAAGTTGCGCATCTATCCACACGCGAAATTCTTGTGTCCATTCCTGTTCAACTATTTTCGGTTTGTATTTCAATAGCTCCACAACTGTTGCTAATATCTGCACAACTTCAAACTTCTTAACATGATATAACATTGCAATTTCAACTTGCGTTAATCCTGCATTATGTTTCAGCCACATTTCCCAATGTTGTGGGTCAATTACATCGGGTTTAATGACATTTACGTAAGCATCACTAATGTAGCGTGCTATTTTTCTGTTGCGTGTCTTAATTGATTCCTTTGGCATGTCTAATATTATATTGCATTAATACCAGTGCAGAGTGAATGGCCTCTGCATTGCCACCTTTTTGGGTTAATACTGCGCCACCTTTTGGTGTGTACGCATTCGGATTGCTTCGGTAACCGAATAGTAAGCGTTGGATAAGTTGTTTCATTTTGTTAGGTAGTTTTAGATTAGTAATATTCAATTCCGTTTATTTCGCATAATTCAAACCAAAGTTTTTTTCCAACATTGCGAATAGATAAAAATTCTTCTTTTTTTATATCGCAAAGCCTTTTATTAGGAAAGTTATAATTAAGAATATTAATAAGGCGAACACTCGTATTTTTCCTTAATTCCCAATATTCAATTGTGTCAAGTTCTTTTATTGTCTTTGTGCTTGCAGTTTTTTGTAGAGCATTAAATGTTTTTTGATTAATTTGTTCTGTGTATTTTTTTACAATCATAATTGCATTTAAATATTCACTCTCTTTGATTTCGTTCATTGTTTTGTTTTTAATTGTTAGTATTAATTATTTCAGACCGCAAACCTACAACAATATTTTAAATAAAAAAATATTTGCACGTAATTATTTTTTTATATCTTTGCCGAAAATAAAATAACTAATAATATGGAAACTACATTAACTTTGCATTGGGAATATGAAGAAAGCGACCGCGAAAACGGTATAAGAGGCGGATGGGTGCTTACTGACATCACGAACGGTAAGATACCGGTACACTTAAGCCCGAAATTAGAGCAATTATTAAACGAGGAATTAGATCCTGAAAACTTATAAACTATGAAAACAAAAGCATCCTTAATATTATGGGCAGTAGCAGCCCTATTCTTGTCCTTTTGGGCGGTTAAATTCGCTATGACTGGAGTATTCTTTGGCAATTCCGAGTTACTTACCTTTACCCTATCATTTTGCGCCTCAATAACAAGTGCAATTTGTGGTGCAGGGTTTATGCAACAATGGCTTAAGAAATGAAACTGCTATACAAACCGACAAAGTTAACCTGCGACATCATTGTTCCAGACCTTGAAAAATCTCACGGAGTTCAAAAGGTTATCGGCTTCTCACGAGGTTGGCATCACTACAATTCAATCCGTTTAGGCATACGCAAAGAAGACACCTACATTGTGCTTTATTTCTATGCTTACATTAATGGCAAAAGAGTCATCCAGCGTTTAGGAAGATTCGAGATAGGCGAACAAGTATCGGTTGTATTGCAATGGGGTTACTATATCGAATGCAAAGCTAACGATAAATATGCTTTTAGGGTTGCTCCAAAGCGTTCTTTTCCTATTGGTTACCAACTTTATCCTTATGCAGAGAAAGATGGTGTGAGGGGTGTTGAGGTGCCGATTGAGATAAAGATAAGTAACTTATGCGTGTCTTAATCATTTTATTAATTATGCTGCTATTCAATAGCTGCCATACCGCAGAATATAAACAATTTAAAAGAACAACGAGATGTCCAAAGTAAATCACCCATTACACTACGGAGGCGAAAACAACCCAATGGAAGTTATAAAAATAATTGAACATTATGGGCTTGGTTTTGCTTTAGGTAACGTAATAAAATATACATTACGATGCGATAAAAAAGAAAACAAATTGCAAGATTTAGAAAAGGCTGCATGGTATTTACAACATGAAATAAATAAATTAAAAAACGTATGAAATCAAATAGTTGTGCGTGTTATGGCTCTAATGACCTACACCAATGCTATTGCAATTTAAATCAAATTAATATGAAATCAGCAATAATAACCCGAATACCTCAAGACAAACAAACGCTGGGCAAGTGGATAAGTTACGAAAATGGCAATGTAATATTTGCGTGTGACACTATTGAACTACCTTACAAAAACAATGCGCCTCAAATCAGTTGCATACCAAAAGGAGTTTATGATGTTCTTTATAGGCAATCTGCTAAATACCCAAGACACTACCATATTTTAGATGTTCCAAATCGTGACTTTATTTTAGTGCATCAGGCGAACTTTGTAGGCAGTCCAAATCCAAAGACACGCAAACCAGATTTGCTCGGTTGTATTGGTGTTGGAAATGGCTATGGTGACATTAACGGAGATGGTATAGTTGAACTATTGAGGTCAACACCGACATTAAAACGATTGTTGGAGGTTATGGGTAAAGAATCCTTTAAACTTACAATAGTATGACACGAGGCACACGCTACACGAATGGCAAAGAGGTTATAACCTTTGTTAAGATTGACTTTATCGCAATCGGTGGTCGAAAGATTGACCACGTATATTTTCGCAGGAAAGATAAAAACGATTTGATAATGCCTTTGGTGGAATGGAATTTAAAAGGTAAATTTGAGTGGTTAATAACGAATTGATATGGAAGAACAAATTGAAAATATATTGATAAAAGTTGATGAAGGCAGGATGCCTGTTCAACAAGCATTAAATGAGCTATTACGTTTATTTAATGCCAATGGTTTGCTTTGCGATGAGTGTGGGGATGGCTCTGGGTGGTATGGAACTATGAATTGTTCTAAATGTAATCCTGAAGCAAATTGACCGATAATTAACGAACTAAAACTATGAAACTAAAACAAAAGTACAACGCACCCGACAACAAGCAATTGAAAAAGATTGCAGATTACTTAATCTACGTTCTGCTACCATTCATTCAAACAAGTTTAGCACTTGCAGAAACGCAAGGTCTTATCACTATTAAACAAGCATTTTGGGGTGGTTTGGCTGCTACATTTCTGCTGATTAACACTAAATTCTTAACTAAATTTACAACAGAAACACCTACGACTACTCCTACACTTGATGGGGATGGGTGCTAAAAATGGAAACAATATGGAAGCAAAAGAGAAATCAAAAGAGTTAATTGATAAGTATAAACCATTGTGCGGTGGTTATTGGGGCGGTAAAATAAATAAAGAATTTGCCAAACAATGTGCTTTAATAGCAGTTGATGAAATAATAAGTGGGTATGAGTTTGATTCTTTAGAAATTGAACATAAAAGAATAATGGACAGTATAAATTTTTGGGATGAAGTTAAACAAGAAATAAACAACATATGAAACCACACCACCAACTTATCACATTCGCAGTCCTATGCCTAATATTAGTAATAGCGTTAAGCAAATGCGCCAAAGACAAACCGAAAACTATCCCATTTGATTACAAGACCGAAGCCGAAATGATGAAAAAACAATTCGGAATTGAGCAGGCAATATTGCTTAATCAGTTGCAAGCAGCAACCCGAAGATTGCAGGTTGCTAATAACGCAAAAGATTCGATTAGACAACGTGAAATATCGTTAACCAACACTAACATAGCTTTGATGAAGAAACTGCGCCAAACTCTTCCAAAAGAGTGCGATACTGTGTTTG